ATACGAAGCGGAACGGTTGGAGGTATGCGGCATGCGCATCCGCATTGTGCACGACGAGATGGCAGAGAGCCCGCGCAAGGACTTCGATCACCTTGGCAAGATGGTCTGCTGGCACAATGGGTACGACCTGGGCGACGAGCAGCCAAGCTGCGATGCTCTGGAGTATTTGCAGGGCTTGGCCTGCGAACTCGACCCGACGGTCGAGGACAGGATCGACTACTGGGAGAATGGCGCCGGATGGGCGAAGCTGTGCAACAAGGGCGGAACCTACGATGAGCGAGCCAAGGCGTGCGAGGAGCGCATCCAAGCCATCATCGACAAGGCCATCGACAAGCACACGGTGATGCTGCCGCTGCACCTGTACGACCACGGCGGCATCACGATGAGCACCGGCGGTTTCTCCTGCCCGTGGGACAGCGGACAGGTCGGGTTCATCTACATCAGCCGCGAGGACGTGCTCAAGGAAGGCCCGCGTGCCGGTAAGCGGATCACCAAGGGGCTGCGTGACTGGGCCGTGGAACTGCTCAAGGGCGAAGTCAAGGAGTACGACCAGTACCTGACCGGCGATGTGTGGGGCTTCATCATCGAGTCGGACGAGACCTGCGAGAGTTGCGAGCACACGGCGGAAGTGGTGCACGACAGCTGCTGGGGCTTCTACGGGGCCGAGTATTGCATGGAGCAGGCTCTGGAGTCCGCCTTCTGGCCGCTGGAGAAGGCAGAGCAGGACAAGAAGCAAGTGGCATAGATACCCCCCTCCAGGGGCGGTCGAGGGCGAAAGTCCTTTGCCGCCTTTAGACGCCGCCTTGACGGGGAGAGGGCAAGGTTGGAGGGGCTGACATGCCGACGCACGTTGCGTGCTGGTGGATGCGGATATTCGGCCTGCTGCTGGGCTTCGGAGCGGGCTACTGGCTCAGGGCGTGGCTGGCCGGCAAGGACAGGAAAGGGGGCGACTGATGCCAAGTCTGTTCGAACAGTACCGTCCGAAATCGTTGTCGCAGGTGATCGGGCAGGACGACGCACTCAAGGCCGTCAGCGCTCTGCGAGACCGAGGATTCGGGGGCAGGGCAGTATGGCTGTCCGGCTTGAGTGGCGTTGGCAAGACGACCATCGCCCGCATCATCGCCGGCGAAGTGGCCGACAAGCTGTACACGCTGGAACTGGACGGCCAGAGCATGACCGTCGAGGGCTTGGGCCAGATATGCGACATGCTGCGGTACACCCCGTGGGGCAAGGGCGGGGCCTGCATCCTGCTGAACGAAGCACACGGGCTGCGGCCCGACATCGTGCGGCGCCTGCTGGTCATGCTGGAGGACATACCAAGCTGGTGCACATGGATCTTCACCAGCACACGGACAGGGCAGCAGAAGCTGCTGGACGGGTCAGACGACGCAAGCCCGCTGCTGTCCCGCTGTGCGGTGATTCAGTTGCGTCAGACGAATCTGGTCAAGCCGTTCGCGGCCGAGGCCAAGCGGATCGCAACCCTTGAGGGCCTGGACGGGCAGCCCATCGAGGTGTATGAGCAGGCTGTGAGAAATTGCGGGAAGAACCTGCGTGCAGTCCTGCAACTGGTAGAGACCCGTCAACTGGAGGGATGAGAGATGGGATGCAGAGGACAGGTGAAGGTGGTGGACGACAAAGGCAACGCGGTGTTCCTGTACACGCATCACGGCGCTGAGGAACTGGCGAGCGTGGTGGCCGACGTGATCCAGAGCGGAGCCTACGGGCGTCTGGACGACGAGGAGTATCTGGCCCGCATCATCTTCGATGAGATGAAGTTCAAGGACGCGCCGCGAGACACCTGCTTTGGCATCGGCACCCAGATACACACCGACATCGAGGTGCTGGTCGTCGTCGACGTGGGCAAGCAGGAACTGACGGTCGACCGCTCGATGTGGGGCGACGGACCCGTGATCGGGCCGATCCCGTTCGGCGAAGTAACCACTCACACAGGAGGGATGAGCGATGACGCTGAATGAGGTGAGGGACGAAATCATGGCGGCGGACCCGGTTCGCCGGACGCTCTTTGTCGCGGCGGAGTCGTGTTTCTTCGCCTGTCACAGCGGGGACAAGGGCAAGCAGACGAAGTTTCGGGTGTCGATCCACGACGACGGGACCACACAGACGGGCGCGAAGATTCAGCAGCACGAGAGCCACGACCTCTTGACGTGCTTGGAGTGGGGCCTCGGCTTTGTGGCGTTGCCCGCCAAAGATGCCGCGCCGCTGGTGCGCGACCCACAGGCCGAGGCTACCGCCGAGGCCACAGAGACAGGAGGACAAGACGATGCTGAAAAGATTTGACACGCTGGAGCAGCAGGAGTTGGTCGACCTGACCGACGAGCAGGTGGAGCACTACGTCGACGTGGAGATCGCGCTGGCCAAGACCATGCCGGTGGTCGCCCCGGGGCCGGAGCCTGAGCCGGTCGCCATGCCCGACAAGTCCGACATCGCCTACGAGGTGGCCGGGCTCCTGTTCAAGAGCAAGGCCGACGCAGACGCCGTGTCCGTGATGGCGCTGCTCAAGCAGGAGTACAACTACCGCAACGGCTACGACTACCCGTGGCTCAAGGTGCTGGAGAACAGGACGGTCGAGCAAAAGGCGTTCTACGCCAAGGTCGACATCGAGGAGCAGGACGAGGCCCTCACCGCCTACAAGGAGGCGAAGAATGTGTGGGACAAGGACAGCCGGGCGTACACGAAGTACCGCGACGACACCTCCGAGTGCCGCAAGATGGTGACGGACGCCGTGCGGGAGGCGTGCGAGTTCGTGCAGCGCGTGACCGACGCCGAGGCCGTGTACGACAAGTACCTGCGCCTGGCCAGCGGCGACGAGGAGACGGCGCGTCGCCTGTTCCACGACACCTACCACACGGACGACAGCGAGAAGGCGTCGGACCCCTGTTCGGTGTACTGGGCGGTGGCGAAGAACCGGCAGTTCTCCGAGTGGACCCCGCCCGTCACGCCTGAGACCGAGGAGGAGGACGAATGATCGCCGCTATTCGCAGACGCAAGGACGACAAGGTGTGGTCCCTCCCTCGCCCGGCCCGTCACGGAGATGTCATCGGGGCCGTCTATGACGAGGTTGGTGGGCCGGTTGGCGACAGGTACGAGCAGGGATTCGTAACTGACGATGGCCGGTTCGTGGGGCGGCGTGAGGCGTTCTTGATTGCCCGTCATGCCGGACAGATTGTCAACGACGAGGCCCACGACATTCTGTTCACCGAGGACTTGTGGTAATAGGAGGACGACGAATGACCGTGCAACGGACGTTCACAGTGTCCATCGACGACTGGCTCCTGCTGGTCGATGCCGAGTACGAGTGGTCGCTCGCACCAGAGGGCAACGGGTGGGTGATCCTGAGCGCCGATGTGCTCAAGATCATCGACGGGCCGGAGCCGCGTGGGCTTGACGCCGTGTGCGTTGCGACGTGGAACAACTCGGCCTCTCGCCAGTTGGCGCTGCTGGATGCGGCACTCACGTTCGTCACGTTCGCGGAACGGATGGAGCCGTCAGGCGATAGGGGCTACGACCAGTACAAGGCCGATGGCGTAGGCCGGCGACCCCGGACTTAGTCGGCATTTGCTGGTTGACAACGCCGTGTTATGGCGTACTATTAGGTAGGAGGAGATAATGAGAGATTACTGATACCCGACTGATCTTTGACAGCGGGGCAGGCGACGGAGGCCCCCAGGCACAAATGGCTGCACTCCCCCAGCCGCGTGCCTACTCCAAGCCTGCCCTGCCCCCTCTTTTGTGGAGAACAGGACGATGAAGATACGAGCGAGCCGATTGCCGCTGGCGTTCCTGTGTCCGATGGCCGCAACGCCGCCGGAGACTGAGCCGTCCGTCGTGCCGATGGGAGACCCGACGCCGGCCGAGGTCGGGTCCGCTGTCCACGCCGCCCTGGCCTACTACGTCCAGACGGGCGAGTGGCCGGACATCTCCAAGTACGCCGACCGATACGACGTGCCCGATGGGGAAGTCGGGATGCTGGTCTCCTACGGGGCAACGGCGTGGGGTGCCCTGGAGCACAGCTTCCCCGAGCCGAAGGTCGAGCAACACCTCGAATTGGAACTCGGCCCGCACACGCTCACCGGGACGCTCGATGTCAACAGCGCCCCGTCGCTCAACGAAGTGACCGTGCTCGACTGGAAAAGCGGCCGGGCTGTGCATCGGTACAGCGAGCAGTTGAACGGCTACGGCCTGCTGGGTCTTGAGGCCCTGCCGACGGCCGAGAAGGTCTACGCCGTGACCGTGTGGCTGCGGCACGGGTTCTACGAGACCGCTGAGATCACCCGTGCGGAACTGATGGACTGGAAGGGCGAACTGGTCCGTAACGTGCTGGAGAACCAAGAGTTCCGGCCCGGCCCCCACTGTGGCTACTGCGGGTGGCAAGGGTGCCCCGGCCGGTTGCAGGCATCGGAGACCGCGTTGGCCCAGATCGGTAGCGCCGGCCTGATCGAGGACCTGGCCGGCGAGACCCTGCCCGCCGATGCAGGCGAGCGGATCAAGGACGCCATCGACAAGATACGGTTCATCCGTTCGATGGCCGACACCGCGTACGATGGGATCAAGGAAGCGGTGGGTCGGCACGGGTTCATCCCGACCGAGCCCGGGCGGGGGTTCGTGATGGACAGCATCCCCGATGTGAAGATTCTGGCCAAAGAGGCTTGGCCGTTGTTCCAGACGGTCGGCCTGACAGACGAGGAGATAGCGGCCTGCATGACGGTGGGCAAGACGAAGCTGCTCAAGGCGGTGAAGGGGAAGGCCCCGCGTGGCAGCAAGAAGATCGTGGCCGACAAGTTCATGGAGGACTTGAAGAACTCGGGCGCTCTGGACATCGGGGAGAAGAAGCGGCTGGCCGAGAAGGCGGTCGCCAAGGAGGAGAAGTGATGGACGCGAACAAGCTGAAACTGCTGTACGAGGGCTTTCTGAGGCGGGCAACTCACGAAGATCGCCAGCCCGACTGGGCGCTCTCGTTCGAGGCGTTCAAGGAGGGCTACCGGGAGGGGCTCAAGACGTTTGCGTGGTGGAAGGACGGCGTTCAGCAAGTCGGCTCGTGTGGCACAACGCTAAGGATGGCACTCTCGGAGATGGAGCAATGAGTGAGAAGGTTTATGCCGGGGCGCTTCTGTTCACCAACGGGAACGCCATGTACTTCGACAACGACGGGCAACAGATACCGGAACTCCAAGCCGACCAATGGAGGGGCCTGCCTGAGTTCATGGAACGATTCCCAGGCGCGTCAGTGGCCATCACCCGCTACGACGCGATGGAGCGCGTGTTCGTGCCGGGCAACCACATGGAGTTGCTGATGAACGGCATCTGGGGCACAAAGGAGGAGATCGATGAGTGACGCGCTGACATGGGACAGCCTCAACACTGAGGAGGAGGTCGCCAAGGCCCTCGGGGTAGCACGCGAGACGCTGCGCGGGCTGCGGCACAAGGGTATGCCGTACCTCAAGGTGGGCCGTCTGGTGTACTTCCACGAGCCGACGGCCGTTCGTTGGCTGCTGGAGCACAAGTCTGTGAACACGAAGGAGGACAACGATGCGTGACATACGGAAGGCCATTGACGAACTGCGCAGCACGCTGTGTGCGCAACTGTGCGCGGTGCACCTGGCGCCGTACAGCGTCCATATGGTCTCTGACATCGACGGCGGGCTTGCTCTAACCGGGAAGTCGTTTGACCGCGAGAGCATCGTCCGAACTGTGCTGACAAGGGTCCGACTGTACAAGGCCGTCCTGCGGGCCGACTCACCGGACTACCGACTGTTCGCCGGCTTGGAACAGTCGCTGGCCCACATACTGACAAAGGAGGCCGAGTGATGGGCGAGATTGATGTTATCCTGAACGACGACTACGCCGTGCTGCACGTTGGCGACCTGCGGTTCTACTACGGCTACGAGGTGACAACTGCGGGCGAGCGTGGGTTCGACCTCGACGATGCCGAGGATGCCGAGTGGTGCTTTCAGGTGACGCGCGGCAAGAAGGTGCTGATGACGATCCCGTGCAACGAACTCGCGGCGGCTGACGAAACGGGCGAGCCTGCCGAGATGCTGCTGATCGGTATCGGCATGTGGATAGTGGCCCAACAGAAGAAGGAGGACGCAGAATGAGCAAGAAGAAGGACGAGGCGTTGCCCGCCAAGCAGAACGGCGGCGCCCTCAGCAAGCTGGAGGAGACCTTCATCTCCACCAAGGACAAGTTCCTCGCCGTGCTGCCCAAGCAGGTCGACAAGGAGCGGTTCTTCCAAGTGCTGCTGTCGATGAGCCGGACGCCCGAGATCAAGGCGTGCGACATCCGGTCTGTCCTGCTGGCCGCGTACGAGTGCTCGAAATTGGGGTTGGTTCCTGACCGCACCCTCGGGCATGTGTACCTCGTGCCGTTCAAGGACAACAAGGCGAACTGCACCGTCGCCACGGTGATCGTCGGCTACCGCGGTCTGATCGAACTGGCCCGGCGGTCGGGGATGGTGGGAGCCGTGCGGTCGGAACTGGTGTACGAGAACGACGAGTTCGACTACATCGGCGGGACCAAAGTGTCCATCAGGCACCGGCCGTGGTGGCTGGTGAAAGCCAAGGACTCTGGTGAGAAGATCGCCGGCTACTGTGTGGCCGAGTTGCACGACGGCTCCCAGTTGGTTCACGTCATGCCCTACTGCGACATCGAGTCCGCGAAGGGGCGCAGCAAGGCACGCAAGAGCGGGCCGTGGGTCACCGACCCCGAAGCGATGGAACGCAAGACCGTCGTACGGCGGGCAAGCAAGATGTGGCCGCAGTCGCCGGACCTGGCCCGGGCCGTCGCTCTCGACGAGGAGGCCGAACGTGGGGAGCAGCGGATCGAGTCCGACGACAAGCTGTTCGGCAACTCAGTGACCCTCCAGCCGGGCTCGTTCGGGTTCGGGGCAAATGGGACCGCTGAGAAGCCGTCAGACGAACCCAGTGACGCCCCAGAGCCCCCGGACTACGGGCCAGGGCAACAGGGCTCCGAGGAGGAGCCAGAGCCTCCTGCGGCCGCTGAGGAGCCCACAGCCGAGCCCGTAGTGGAACTGGTCTGCCCCGACTGCGGTGGCGAACTGACCAGCGAGAAGTGCTCGCCCGGCTACGTCAAGTGCGTGGCGTGCGAGAAATACCACGAGGAGGACGAACTCCGTGGCGAGTAACGACCCACCGGAGACCCTCGTGCTGCACACCGACCTGTTGGGCCGGAACCTTGAGGCTCTGGCCCTTGATCGGCTTCGGGAGTACGAGCCGCCCGAGGGCTACTACCTCGCGTTCAGCGGCGGCAAGGACAGCATCGTGATCCTCGACCTGGCGAAGCGGGCCGGCGTCAAGTTCGACGCACACTATAACTGCACGACGGTAGACCCGCCCGAGGTGATGGACTTCATCAGGACGTTCCCCGAGGTCGAGTTCCACAAGCCGCCGCGCGGGATGTTCAGCCTGATACCAGAGAAGGGGTTTCCGATGCGACAAGCTCGGTGGTGCTGTAACGCCATGAAAGAAGGCACGGGCCTTGACGCTGGCCGCATCATTGTGACGGGTGTTCGTTGGGCCGAATCGGCGCGGCGGGCGCAACGTCGCATGTTCGATGCGTGCAACCGCGACAGAGGCGGTGGATTCTTCCTGCACCCCATCATCGACTGGAGCCACGAGGACGTATGGGCGTACATACGGGGCCACGGCGTTCGCTACTGCTCGCTGTACGACGAGGGCTGGCGGCGGATTGGGTGCGTGCTGTGCCCGTTCTCGCGTGAGACAGAGAAGGAGCGGAAACGCTGGCCGAAGTTCGACCGCGCCTACCGCTTGGCCTTCCATCGGCTGTGGGCCAATAGGCGAGCCACAGACCCGACGTGGGGCGATAGGTGGGCCGACGCCGACGACATGTACGAGTGGTGGCTCCGGCGGGACGTGAAGCACGAGAAGGGCTCTCGCGTAGAGGGCCAGTGTGTGCTCTTTGAGTGAGAGGAGGCGGTAGATGCCGGAGAACGCGCAAGAGGTTCTGATGGAGCGGCTCAAGTGCGCCGTGCTGTACGCCAAGACCGAGTGCAACGCCAGCTACGGAGATACCATCGGCTGCCTGTACTTCTTGGCGTGGCAGTTGTCGCTGGAGTGCTGGAGCCAGGCCGACGACAACGACGGGGAGATACCAGGGCTGAAAGGAGGCTGACGATGGCGAAGAAAGCAAGTGTGCTTGAGGTCGAGAATGAACGACTGAGGAACGCCCTTGAGCAAAAGAAGGCCGACGTAATGGTGCTACAGGACGTGGTCGCCTCTCTTGGCGGGAACATCCGGCAACTGGCCTCGCTCGGCAAGGGTGATACGTGGGTTATCACCAAGAATGTTTGGACATCAGAACCGTAGGAGGACGGACGATGAGGAAGCTGATCGTGGAGATGAAGGGCGCCCACTTCGGCCCCTGCGTCACTGAGCAGATCGGTTGGCGCTGGTGGTGGCGGCTCAAGGGCGGGAACGGCGAGATCATGGCCCATAGCTCGCAGAACTTCACCCGCAAGGACTCGTGCCTGCGTTCGGCCCAGACGGTCGCCGACGCGCTCGGGACGGACGTGCGGGTACGGAAAGGAGACTGACGATGGACAAGATCGAACGGCTGAAGGCGAAGGCCCGAGAGAACAAGCTGACGGCTGTGATGTACGAGGACGCCCTGCGGGAGATGGTGACGGCCGAGGACTACGAACAGGTAACCGGCATCATCGGGCGGGTGCGCGAAGCCACGGACAAGGCCCGCACGCTGCTGGCCCAGGGATAAGGAGAGCGACGATGAGTATCAACGACGAACGAACAAGGACCGTGGTGGATGAGGTTCGCCGGGAACTTCTGTCGTCAATCGACAAGTTCGGCTGGCAGGAACACCTGTCGCTGGCCGACCACATGAACATCATCGTCGAGGAACTTGGCGAGGTTGCCCGCGAACAGAACGAGATCGTGCTTGGCAACAAGACGTTCGATCAGGTCCGTGACAAGATTCACGACGAACTGATACAGGTGGCCGCGATGGCCGGGAAGATGGCCTTTATTGTGTTGTGGAAGGAGGCCGAGCGATGAAGCACGTACTACCAGACGCTGTTGCAGCCGCCCTCAAGTGGCATCACGGATGCGGGCCGACTGCGGCAACGCAGGCAACGGAGTACCTTGCCGCCCACGGATGGGCAAAGTTGCAGCCGGACGGAATGACGAGGGCGAACATCTGCGCATCGTTCGGCCACTACAACTCGTTCAGCCTGCCGAAGGACAACAGCGGGCCCGTCCTGCCGGACGCATCGTTCGACCTCTCGACGGCGCATGTTGGGATGCCCGACTGCATCGCGGACGAGATGCGAACCTCGTGGGCGAGCGTCGGCAACCGCTACGGCTGGTCGTGGTTCAGCGACTTCGACGACGCCCTAGAGTGGTGGGCGCACCGCTGCGGCTACCCCGAGGCCGATGCGTGGCACGTCTTCTGGCGGGACGAGAAGGACTTGTGGGACACCTACACCAACGAGATCGGCGAGGGCCGTCCGATGTGCCTGATCGTGGACGTGAACGGCGACGGGCGGACGGACCATTTCGTGACGGGCGTGGGGCACGAGACGCGGGCAGACGGAACGCGCTGGTACGGCTGCCTGAACACCTACTCGCTCAGTGTCCAGTGGTATCAGTGGCGGCGCACCACGGAGTTGAAGTATTGGAGCGTCTACGGCGGGACGATCTTCGATCCCGGCCCGAAGGACGAGCCTGTGCCGATCCCCGAGCCGGAGCCGGAACCTGAGCCAGAACCGGAGCCGGAACCCGTGCCGCTGTTCTCGGCCCGACTCGACCCGCGCAAGAAGGCATATCTCCTCCGATATAAGCCGCGAATCTATGTCTTGGTCGAGAACCTGACAGATGCTACGTTGACGGGCTGGTTCCGGTTTATCCACGGCGACTACTTTGTGGTGCGGTCGATCACTATAAAACCCGGCAGGGAAAAATCTGTCGTGATGAAGCCGGGGCCGCTTGGGTATGCCTCGATTCGGCCAGTCACCGTAACCCACGCCGGGCAAACCGTCATAGCGAAAGGAGGCTGACGATGGGTGGGGACACGACTGGCACGCTCGACGTTGGCCCGGCGTTCAATGTCGGCGACCTGCCGCCTGACCCGCATGACTATCTGGGTTGGCATGCGTGGGCGAGGGTACAGTTCAACGGCGGGCTGCGGCAACGCCAGTGTCATGGCTGTGGCCGCTGGTATTTTCCGCAAGAGACGCATAAACACAAGAGGAAAGGAGTCTGACGATGGGAAACAAGAAGAAGGACAAGCCGAAGAAGGCGAAGAAGCCTAACAAGAAGCAGTTGCTGATTGAAAATGCGGCTTTGAAACAGCAGTTGGTGGAGCGTGACGTGACGATCAGTGAGTATGCGGCTGACCTACTTCCGATAGCGGAGCGTGGTGTGGCTGGGATTGCCGATTGCAGTCCCACGAACGTGGTTCATCTGATGACACTCAAGGGCTGCGACGAGCCGGGCCTGAAGCAGTGGGTGGAACACGAGCCGTTGCCGGTGCCCTATTTCACGAGTGTTGGCGAGAAGCTGCTTGAATTGCAGGCCGTTATTGTCGCGGTCGATGACAAGGAGGAGACGCAAGATGACTGAGCGCAAGAAAATCAGGTGGGTGTCGAAAGCATCTGTCATGAAGGCCGCGTCGGCCGGTGATCTGGCGGCGCTCAAGAACAGTCTCAAGCACTGGGCGCAGTTGGCAGACGCTCCGCTCGACGAGTTGCTGGCCGCCAACAAGAAGGACCGCACTGGCTCTGGGACAGAATATTGCGCCTTGTGTCAGAGACATATGTGTGGTGCGTGCCCGCTGACACTTGCAGGGCACTGCTGCTGTGAAGACGAGTCTGCTCACGATAAGGCGGCGACGCTGTACAGTGATGTCACGGACTTCGGTCCCTGTTCCCCGACACGTTTTGCCAAGTGGCAGAAGGCGGCTGGCGAGATGCGGGACGTGATCGCTGATGTGCTCAAGGACTATGCAGAGGAGGAACACAAATGAGAGCACAACTCGGCTACAATCCTGAGTATGTCGCGCGCGTGTATGCGCGCGAGGGTGCGCTGAAGAAGGCTGCCGCTGTCTTGAACACGAGCTTTGCTACACTGCGTCTGTTCATGGTTGACCACAATCTGCCGAGAAACGTGCAGGGCACCACCAAGATCACCGCATCGCCGGGCGTGGTTGCCATGATGTATCACTCGGGCTTGGCGCAGCGGGAGATTGCCGAGAAGTTTGGTGTGACCCGTCAGGCGGTCTCGTGGTATATGAAGGCGCATGGTATCGAGAAGGGTAGACCGACGACCTTTCGGGGTGTACGCAAGGAGGAGAAACTGCCGCCCATCGATGAACTGAAGCGCATCTACTCTGATGAGCGTGTGTCTGTGTCGAGCATCGCGAGAACGTATGGGACCTGCGCGAACAGTGTGCGTCTGATGCTATCGGGAGCCGATGTTCCCATTCGTCGTCGTCCGCTGGGCCTCGCGGCCAGACAGCGCGACGAGGTGGCACGTCGGTACAAGAAGGGGTATACCATTCAGAGGGTGGCCGATTCGATGGGCGTGAGCTATCAGACGATGTGGCGGTTCATGGAAGACCACAACATACCACGCGAGCACGGGTACAACTCGCATAATCGAGGAGAGAGAAGATGAAGCTCGAAGAACTGCTTACACCGGTTCAGGTCAAAGAGGAAGCTGCTGCGTCGCCCGAGCGCGCGCTGGCCGTGTCCGTCAAGCATTGGGAGCAGGCTGTCGCTCTGACACGCGATCAGTTTCTCAAGGCAGTTCGTGATGATCTATTCGATGTTGGCGACTCGCACGGCGGTCTGTGTCGGAGGTTTTTCGACGAAGAGGCCGCCCTAGAGGAAGAGTACGGTTGTCTTCTCTGCCCGTTGGACAAGGCCGGTTATCCCTGTGTGACGAGAGAGGTCGGCGAAGACGCCCCGAGTACCCCGTGGCGTAGGGTCAGCGAGGCGTATGACGCTTTGTACGACTATGGCTCTGCGTACATATGCGCAGACGAGGACTGGGAGAAGTGGCAGGCAGCGGCGAAGGAGATGCTGTGCATTCTGAAAGGTCTGAAGACCGAGGGAGTGTCTGATGATACGAGTGACAGTTGAGTTGGTTAGCGCGGTGACGGGTGAGGTCTCCCATCTCGGCACGGCGAAGATATACAATGACGGGACCGGGACGAAGACGCGCGGCAATTACGGAGTTCGTTTGTCGAAGTGGGGCCGCCCGAACGCTCTGTGGAAATCTGGTGAGTTGCGTTCGTTCCCGCGGCTGGCGGCTGGCGCATGGGACCTACTCTTCTTGGCCCTGAAGTCAGCACTGACCGAGCGGCGCATCAAGCGTGTGCTCAAGATGATGGAGAAAACCGATGACGACAGGTAAGGTGACGTACAAGCCGATCTACCCGGTTCAAGGTAGCTCGATTCCCGACAAGTTCGAGTTGTGGATTCCCGGCGAGGTGCCGCTGTTCATCTCGGCAGTTCATCGGCCTGTGGAGACGGAGGCCGCGGTCAAGCTCATCGTCGAGCGGCTGAATGCGGGTGAGAAATGACCACCTTCTTCACAGCAGACACGCATTTCAATCATGCGAACATCATCGGGTACTGCAATCGTCCGTTCAGTTCGATTGAGGAGATGAACGCGTCGTTGGTTGCCAACTGGAACGCTAAGGTCAAGGCCGGTGACACGGTGTATGTTCTTGGCGACCTTGGGTTCTTCGGCAGCGCCAAGCAGGCTCTGAACACGACGACCAAGCTGAACGGTCATATTCGTCTGATTCTTGGCGGTCATGACAAGGACATTCGACGGTGGTGGAAGCAGGGGAAGCCACTGCGCATGGCCGAGGTCAGTACGAACAAGCTGATCGACGTTGAGGGCCACAAGGTGTTTCTCAGTCACTACGCTCACCGCGTCTGGCCGTGCTCTCACTATGGATCGTTTCATCTCTACGGTCATAGTCACGGCAGACTTGACGACCACGGACTCAGTTGCGATGTGGGTGTAGACGCTTGGAACTTCAAGCCCGTCGAATGGGCCGTGCTGCACGGTTGGCTGACGATGCCCGCTGAGGAGGAAGATGATGAGTCATGAACTTGAGGGTGTGACACTAGAGCGTATGGACATCATGTGCTTCCGTTCGTATGACGACACGGTGGCCAATGCGATAGCCCGACTGACGCAGACTGTCGGTGAGGGTGTGACGAAATGCACTCACATTGGCGTGATGCTCAATCACTTCCAGATTTCAGAGCAGTTGTGGAAGAACATGCTGCATACGTTTGTGCCCGACACTGAGAATCGTCGTGTGGTCGTCTTCAGATACAAACGTGAGTTCCCTTGGCTGATAAGCAAGAGCGGCGTGTACAAGGTTCCCGGAGAAGGTGTTGCCGCCGACTATATGTGGAAAGTGCGCGGACGATTGTACGCATGGTGGAGGCTGCCAGCACACGCTATAACAGGAATAGCAGGCTGGTTCGGTCTCAAGCTCAACAGCAAGTGGCTGCTCAGAACGTCGAGACGCTATCGCATCTGCTCAAGCCACGTGGGCCGTGTGTACGAGAAGGCGTCTGGTGACAAGCGTTTCTTCGGCAAGCATTGGTCTGACCTGACGCCAGACGACATCTGGGACCGTTGTGTTACGCACCCTGCTGAATTCGAGCGAATCTACGACTCAAGCCCTCCCCGCTGAATTTCCCCAGTTTGCATTTGTTATATTCCGTTGTATACTTCATCTGTGTTAGTAATTTCTGCGCGATGAGGTGGGTGACGTGATAGACCGAAACGAATTCGTAGAATGTCTTTGCTCTGATGGTGGAGAGTCTGCGGCGAGTGAGTCGATACAGAATGCGGCCGCCGCTGTGTGGCATGCCATTGGTTCGGCAACTGATGTGGCGACGTTGGTCGCCCTCACAGATTGCTGGGGCGGAGAGTTGACAGATTCGTTCTGGTTTCATCACGGTCAACACATACGCGTACCGACAGGATTGTTCAGGGCATGACAACGAGTGGGCGGCTTTTCCGTCATAGTGCAATATGATATACCGAGCCATTGCCCGGAACTCTACTGTCGCTACGTCGCGCTGTTTCTTGAGAGCTTTGAAAGGGCGAAGAGGGACGACGCCGAACTGATAGTGGTAGAGCCTTGGTCTGGTCGTAAGCAAGAATGGCCAAGGGACAGCGGGTTCGTTCAATGTATATATGGCGCACGACACCACCGCAGCAAGCGCCGCGCACTTGGTTTCAATGAGGGCGCTCGTGCTGCATCCCGCCGCTGGTTGATCTTCCACGACATCGACGTAATCCTACCCCCAGACTTCTTCGACCGCGTTGACGCTTGGTCGAAGCGCGGCTATCGCGCCTTCCTGAATTGGAGCCGCATGTTCATGTTCCGAAAGCACGAGACGACGAAGCTGCTGGAGCACGACGACCACCTGAATCTGGCCGATCAGTACTCTGATGCGTACTGCCACTTTGATGAGCCTGACGACATGGGAACTCGCGAGAGCACGAGGTTCAAGACACCCAAGGCCGGCTGGCGCGGCTATATGAACGGCTCAACGACCATCGACGCCGACCTGTTCTGGTCAGTAGGCGGCTACAACAACAATATCGAAATCGGACGCGACGATATAGAGCTACACGCGCGCCTGCGCGGCGCGCGCGAGGACATGCTTGAGAACCGGGAACCCGGCGATCTGTGGCGGCTGTGCCCCGAACTCATGCCAATTTATGCGCGCCCGGCTCTGTACAAGAAGTACAACATAGAGATCCATGGCTGGAACCGGTCACGCGATTGGCTGCGTCAGTCTGAAGAGAATCCCGTCGGCGTGGCGCGCGCGCTGGCAGCAGTGCAAAGGGCAAGTCGTTGAGAACAGAAGTCATAGAGACCGGCTATGTGCCGAACGATAAGCAGTTGCTCGCGCACGCACGCGCGGAGAAACTGGTGATGTACGGGGGTGCCGTCGGGGGCGGCAAAACGGTGTTCCTCGTAAACGAACTGATTCAACTCTGTCTCGACTTCCCGGGCAACCGCGTCTACTTCTGCCAGCATGAGCTTGTCACGTTCATGGCGAACTGCTACCCGAAGCTGATGGAATATCTGCCGTTCAAATTGGTGAAGCGCCACGACCATCAGCGGCGCGAGGTCACGTTCATCAACGGGTCGATGCTGGCCTATGGCGGCTTGCGCCCATCAGGTGCTGATCGCGACTTGAGCCGTGTGAAGGGCTCTGACTGGGGGGCGTTCGGTATTGACGAGGCGAGCGAGACGCAGGAGCGGTATGCGAACATGCTCATCCGTTCGCTACGCCTGAGACTTCCCGGCGGCGGTCGTCCGTATTACAAGGCGCTGTTCACGTCGAACCCCGAGGATTGCTGGCTCAAGTACTGGTTCATTGACGAAGGCTATCTTGTTGAGCCGGGCGTGTTCAAGATCAAGGGCAAGCCGAACAGAGTCTTCGTCCAAGCGCGTATCGACGACAACAGCGGCAACCTACCGGACGATTATCGGGAGACGATGCTTGAATCGTTTCGCGACACGCCGGGCTGGGTGAACCGATATATCGAGGGGAACTGGGACGCGCTCGGCGAGGATCATTACAACGTATTCCCATACCGTGCAGTTCGCGCGGCGCTGGAGCGCGACATCGGGCCCGCTGATGAAATCAACGAGCCGACGGAGGCGGGCGTTGACGTGGCCAGACTTGGCGCAGATGACAGCATCATCGCCCTTCGTCGCGGGAACAAGATCAGCATCGCGTCGCGCATTCAGGGAAGACACTCGACTGGGCGTCTGCGAGAGGAGCTTGACAGAATTGCCGCCGAGTACGGACCGATCATCTATCGAGTTGACTCGACGGGCGTAGGTGGTCCTATCGCCGACTGGCTGCGCGAGGAACGTATGTTCGATGGCAAAGAGGGCAGGCCGACGGTAGAAGACTGGGTGGCCGGTAGCTCAGAGGATGTAGATCAGACTCGCTTCTCAAATCGTAAGACGCAGGACGCATGGCTGTTTCGAGAGGCTTTGTTGAAAGACGACTGCCAACTCGACCTGCCGTCTGGCGAAGAGGCGCACGAGGTTCGCAACGGCGAGCTTGCCGGTCAGTTCACCAGCTTTCGGTACAAGCGTGTGAACGAACGGTTGGTCAAACTAGAGACGAAAGATGAGATGAGGCGGCGCGGCGCGCGTAGCCCCGATATGGCAGAGGCCGTAATCATGGCCTGCTCAGGAATGGTCAACGGTGTGAAGAAAGCGCCGCTTGAGATTATGTTCATGTGAACAGGAGAAAACCGATGGCGAAAGGGAAACAGACAAAGCCGATCAAGGAGACCAAGGTCAAGAAGGTCTCGGCTCAGGGTCCGATAATCGTAGACTCACTGTTCGGGCGGAATCAGTTGTCACCGCCCGCAGGGATGAGCGAGTATCTGAAGCTCTACAATCAGATGCCGTGGGTGTATGCGTGCGTGTACACCATCGCAACAAGCGGCGCGGCACTTCCTCTCCGCGTTTTCCGCAAGATCGATGGCGCTACCGCTGAAGAGACTGAGAAGGCGGACGAGAAGGACAAGAAGCCTGTTCCTGAATTGGAAGAGGTGCAGCCGAGCGGCACGCCCGCTGGCTGGGAGGATGTGACGGACGAGGAAGACAAATACTGGCTCGTGAAGATACTCCAGAATCCTAACCCATCGATGACGACCTATGATCTGCTTGAGAGTACTATCGGGTACATGGAACTGGCTGGTACAATGTACTGGGAACTGGCGGAGATGGTGAACGGGCTGCCCGGCGAAATCTATCCCATCAGACCGACGCGGATGAAGACGAATCTTTCGCGCAACGCCCCGACGACCATCAGTTCGTACAGTTTCAAGATGGGTACGAAAACGGTCAGGTTTTCGCCCGAGGAGATTCTGGCCTTCCGCTATTTCAATCCGGTGGCCGACTACGAGGGTCAGGGCTCGGTGACCGCTGCGACCGACCCGCTGTTGCTTGAGCAAGAGACTGTCAAGTACAACAAGGCGTTCTTCTCCAATGATGCCACTCCGTCCGGCGTAATCGAATCGGCCAACGAGATGGACAAGGAGGATTATGAGCGCGTGTCTACACAGTGGCGAGCGCGGCACCGTGGCAGCAAGCAGCAGTTCAAGACCGCCATCCTCCCGCCCGGCCTGTCCTTCAAGCCCATTGGCCAGAACTTCAAGGAAATGGGCTTCGAGCAGTTGAAGAAGATGAACCGGCAGGAAATCCTGACCGTGTTCGGCGTCCCACCGGTCAAGGTCGGGCTGCTTGAATATGCCAAATACTCGAATTACAACCTGCAAGAGAAGGCGTTCTATCAGGACACGATGAAGCCGAAGATGCTGAAGATCGCCTCGTCTATCAACAAGTTCCTGTGCCCGAGGTTCAAGAAGCAGGGCACGTTCAAGGTCGTGTTCGATATGAGCGAGTACTTGTCAGACGAACTCAAGACGCGCGTGGAGGTTTTCGACAAGCTGTTCCGTCTCGGTGCCGTGAATCAGAACGAGATACGGAAAGACCTCGGTATCGGCGGTCCGATTGAGGGCGGCGATCAGTACTACGTGACGCAGCAGGTGGTCCCGGCGGGCGAGGAGACTGTCGAGCGTCTGGACAAGCTCGCGCGCGGTAGCAGCGAGGCAATGGAAACTCTTGTCGAGGAGCTTCGTGAGAAGGCTGATGTGAAGGACGTGCAAGAGATGATCGACGACGAACTGGATACTGAGACGGAAGACGATGAGTGAATTCTGGCCAGAACTCGTGCTGCGCAGCCGACTGGTTGACGTGCTGAAAGTGTCGCCCGGTCCGGTGCCCCCGTGTGGTGTGCCGGTGCCCGGTAGTACGATGACGCCGACGCCCAAGCTCAAGTTTAGGAAATCCGGATTGAGTAATTTTGTGAGCGCGCGGAACAAGCTCCCGGGGGACAAGCTGGCTTTTCTGACTCCGTATACTGAGGCTGAGTACAAGCAAATGGGCGCACGTGTCTTCTTGACGAATGACGGTCTGAGTGGGTTTGCAATCAAGAAGAATGGTGAATTGGTTTCAGTGTTCTCCAATGCACGCGGTCGCGGGGCGGCGTTGGTTCAGGACGCAGTTGATCGCGGGGCGACGCGGCTTGATTGCCTTGGGGAACATCTCAGAGAGTTGTATAAGGACAGAGGATTCAAAGTGACGAAGACGATTCACTGGAGCGACGATTACGCGCCGGCTTCGTGGGACTATGAGAAGTACGGTCGGCCGGATGTTTACGAGATGACACTGCGGCGAAAAGGAGTGAAATGATGACGACAACAGCAAAACAGGACGCGGCGCTTCGAGAGATGGCCGAGGATTTTGGTTATTCACAGTGTCATTACTGCAAGCACAATCACAGCGATGGCACCTGTGACGCCTTTTCCGACTCAATTCCCGGTCAAATCTTTGCTGGGGAGCACGATCATAGAGTGCTATTTCCCGGTCAGGAAAACGACATTGTATTTGAGCGTGTGAAGGACAAGAGCAAATGACACCGCAGCCCGGAACATTGGCAAACATTGAGTCGTCGGGGACGCTGAGGACACCGGCTCCGTCGGACTCCCGCCGTCGTCAGGGCCGGAAGCTGCACCTAGAGTTGCAGCGGCTGGGATTGAGTAGCGCGATTCAGTTGAAGCCGAACATCGACAAGTGGTTTGCCGAGTGTCACAGAGCAGTCGTGTACGGCGTTCGGACCCAGATGCAGATGGGACTGAAGCCCATTGCAAAGGGAATCAATCTGCACAAAGCGAGCACGCCTGCCGCTATGGTTGCGCGTCTGGTCGATTGGGGCTGCCTCGACGCGCGTGGCGTCCAGTACATTCGCCCGACGATGCTTGAGTATGCTGTACGGGCGGCCAATGGCTCGATGAAGTACACGCGGTTCAAAGGCTCGTTCACGATGACCAACCCAGAGGCTAACCGATGGGCCAGTCAGCATAGCGCCAGACTCGTGCGTGAGATTACGAGGGTGATGCGCACGAACATACGTGCCGCGATCACCTCGGGCGTGCGCGAGGGACGTGGCGTAGGCGAGATAGCCCGGCAGATCAAGCGTCTCGACGGGTTTGCCCTGACCACAAGACAGGTTGGGTATGTGAACTCGTATAGAGATCAGTTGGCAGGGCAGGGGCTTCGTGGTCGGGTTCTGAATGCTCGCGTTGCCCGCTATCGTGACATGAAGCTGAGACAACGCAGCATCGCCATTGCCAGAACTGAGAGCATCAGTAGTTTGAGTGAGGGCACGCTGATCGGCTGGAAGAAAGCCAATGTGAAAATGGTTGAGTTCATGGCCAGTAGCGGAGCGTGCCCGGTCTGCGCCGATATGGACGGGTGGCAGTTCCCGATAGCGTCGGCGGACAATGTTATTGCCGTTCACACAAATTGTCATTGCAATTGGTTGAACCGCGATCAGGGTACGGAAGAGGGACTGCCTGACAGTGAGCTTGAGAGAAATAAAGAGCTAAGAGCCGAGGTTGACCAGTTCAAGGAGCATTATCGCACGAAAGTCGGCGATCAATCGGTACGTCTGGTGGACACAAGCACTGTGAAGAACACGGCGACAACTGCGGACGGGCTTTACAAAGATGCGGTTGGCGCGGCTCCCAAGCTGAGAGCGAACGTGGTTGGCGCGGCCTCCGATTCTAAGGGAAAGGCGTACTTCGGGCCCGGCAACAAATACATAACCAAAACGAAGGCGTCTCTCAGGGAAAAAATCAATGTCAGAGGGCACCCTGTTGACGGGATAACCGATGCTGTTCGTGGCACGGTTGTTGTCGAGAAGGTGGGCGATATTCCGGCGGCGACGGCATCGATAAGATCACGAATCGAGGCTTCCGGCGGCCGCGTGTTGATGATAGACGACAAGTACGCGAACCCGTTCAACAAGTCTGGGTATGTTGGTCTGCACATCGACGCGCAGTATGCAACGCCCGGCGGCGGTATCATCCGGGCAGAGATTCAGGTCCACGATCACGACATGGCCGCGAAGGCGAAGGCTCACGAAATCTACACGCGGTATCGGTCGAAGCCGGAGATGCCGGTAGGTGCCATGAATAAATCCATTGAGGGCTACGTTCCGTTTTACAGAGGAGCAAGATAATGAGCAAAATCAAGTATGCTCTGGACGACAGCGAAAGAGTTTGCCGATACCGAGAGGTCCCAGAATTTGTTTCAAAGGGCGAGTGGTTCGACGAGCGCGCGAAACGCTGGGTCAAGATTCCTGTGGTGGAGACGTGCTGGTATACTACTGGCATAACCCTGAGCGATGTGTCTCGTCACTGTAAGCGGAACAAACTTGATTACAAGCAGGTGACCGGTACGACGGCCTACGAAGACACCAAATCACTGAGAGGACAAGCCAAATGACGAAGATCGAGGAAATGACTGACGACCAGATACGCGAACTGGTTGGGGCAACGGACGACACAGAGAAACTTGGCGAGCTTCGTCTGCGCTGCATTCAGATGTTCGACAAGTACTTCAACGGAGCGGCGAACACTCGACCGCCAATGACGCGCGGCAGCCTGTTGACCAAGTACTCTATTGTGGCCAAACGGCTGCACGATCTGGGCAAGCCGGTGTCGGCGAAGAGTCGCATTGACCAGACGTTGATGCGCAAGGGAATGCTCGGTGTAGATGTGTGCTCGCTTGAGCCCATCACATTGATAGAGAATGCGGTCAGTATTTACGGAGCGCACGCGGTCAACCCGCGCGGTGCCGCTGACGTTGAGGTGGTGGTTGACAAGGCGTGTGAGCTGTTCTCAGAGCAGTTGAAGTCCGTTACGTCACTGCTACTGGCTCAACTCGACAAGCCGGTGCTGATGGGCCACGACGATGTTGAGGGCAGCATTATTCCCTTGTATGATCTGGTCATAGTGCCCTGCGAGAAGACGCGGCGGGTTATCAAGGAGAGCGCGACGGCAGCCGACACCAGTGAGTTGACGATAGCCGCGAAGAAGGCGTTCGATGATGTGATGATTCATTCCGTCGAGATCATGAAGGACGAGGACGAGGAGCGCATTGTCGGCGGTATCGTGTACGAGGCAGAGGTGGTTGACGCGCAAGACGATTTCACGGACGCCGATGAAATCAAGAAGACGATGTTCGACTTCATGGAGAACTGTCAGACGTTCCAGTGCATGCACAAGACCGGGCGCAAGAACGTGACGGTGCTCGAATGCTTTCAGGCTGACGCGGATACGAAGAAGGGCGGCGGCAAGATCAAAAAGGGTGCGTGGTGGCTGACGGTGCGTGTGAATGACGACAAGCTCTGGTCAGACATCAAGAGCGGCGACCTGACAGGGTTCTCGATGGGCGGCAAAGCCGAAGTCGCTGAGTGACGACCAAAAAAAAAGACCCCAGCAGCCAGCCCGGTGAGGGCCAAACTACTGGGGTCAGTGTGAGCCTGAGTACGACTCGGCGCTCGTACGATGCGCCGTCTTTGTGCGCACGCAGATGTTCAAGGGCGGTATTTCACTGTCGGCTCCGGCAACCCTGACGAGCTACCTTCGTCGCCTCCCGCCTATGCTACACATGAACTTCGCCGTACCTAGCATACTCACTTCGTTGTGGCTTTGCATATACTTGATGCGCCGCTCCTGACCAGCAGGGCCGAGAACATAGACAACCCCCACGCTTGCCAGTAAGAGACCAGCGGAAGACCAAATATGACTGGCATCAACCAGTTCCATAGCCACATGACCGGGAACGCCAGAAGCAAACTGAATCCTATGGCCAACACTATTCCAAGAAGGAACAGTGCGGCCGCGAGCACGATTATCTCGATAACTTTCATACGTCAACTCCTCTTTCTTTTCTTGTCGTCTTGCGGGTGGCGGCAGGTGATGCAGATGCCGTCCGTCAACTCCACCCACCATTTTGGCTCGCTGCACGACTGGCAGCGGTAGCTGCCGGGCTTATTGATCGGCCCGCTGGGTGCCCGCATGATTATCGGCACCGCGCGTCTCGTGTCTTCGCGCTCTCTCATCTTCGACTCCTTTCCGATTCTCCCCAAGATTGGTTTGCTACTCAGGACATTCGCCCTCGGCGTGTTGCGGGCATAGGTCTTCGCATTCGCCCCAGACGTGCCCGCACACGCGACAGGTGTACTGAACGTTCTCGCCCAACGCGAACCCGCCTGACATGTTCCACTTGCCCGCGAACTGGCGGGCGCTGACGCAGGCTTTCAGTGTCGCTGTAAGTCGCTTTGACTTGCAGTGGATACACTGACCGATCAGTTGCTCGGTGTTGTTGAGTTGCGGATAGTACGTCTTGTTGCTCTCCCGAACTTTCGTCTTCATGTCGCTACTCCTTTCTTATTGTGTGATGATCTTGAGGAACACCAACAGGCCGAACAGAGCGAATGCTTGACGCGCCGCACCGACCCACTCGTTTTTGCATTCGGCCAGAAGTGCGACTCTGACCATTTTTCCCACTGTCTCAAGAAACGGCTCTACGGACGACAAACAATTTGTCGTGCCAGTTGCCTTTATCATCGAGAATCCTCCTGATTCGTGTCAGATACCGACCGGTCCTCGCCGCTTCTGCGGTGACGATACCGAGGTGGTCGGTTGCGATTCTGTCGAGCGCACGCAGCATTTCCGACTTTTGCCCGGGCGTCGCGTCCGATAGAATAATCTGAGATGCAAGCTCTGTGGTTCTCATTTCTTCTCTCCTTGTCTGGTGGTCTGTGCTTACGCCTGCTGACATCTGCTCCTTTCTCGTGTAATCAGTCAGGTGGGTGTGGTGCAGTGGCTTAGGCAGCAACTGGGTGCGTCTGGTGACACGCCAGACGCTTTGTCAGATGGTCCCACCCACGATCTGCTAGACCGCGGGTGGGCCTTATTTCGTTCTACCTCATTTGCTGTACCTCCCTTCACTTGGCCATTGTTGACTGCCTAGCCAAAATGTGCTAGGCGACTTTGACGAGAGCGAGCGCGTTGTCGAACGCGCGTTGCTTGAGACGGCTGCCAGCACCGAACCAGATGTTCTTGGTGTTGCTGGTCGAGTCGCGCAGAGCCATGCCGTGATCGGCGAAACGGCTGACGGCGTTGAACGCGCCCCACGCTGTTCCGCGAATCCGCTCGGCACCCGGCCCGGTGCTGTGTAGGTCTTCGAGCGTGTCTCGGACGTTCGCCGCACGCTGATTGACACGGTTCGTCTTCACGTTCGGAGCGGGGTCCGGGTACAGTGTCTCGAAGTAGCCGTGCAGTTGCTGGCCGGTGATGCGTGTCTCCAGCATTGCGGTGCCCGCCTCTGCGTACGCTTCGTAGTATGCCTTGGCGTGCAGCAGGACGCGCTTCGCCTCGCGCAGCTTCTCGTGCGCAGACGCGCAGTGGCGAATGCGAATCTGGTTGCCGGCGGCCGCCATCGAGGCGAACGCCATGTTGTGCGTGTTCTGGCAGACCACGCGAACGGCATTGAACCCGGCGATGACCGGACGGGAGCCGTCGAACGAGTTGGACAGCAGCACATACGGCTCGCTGATGTCCCGCCCGATCTTGACGACCTCGGGCAGCTTGGCGAGAATCCACGAGGTACGCCCGCCGTCGAGCGCTCCCGCCGATTCGAGCACCACGTCGCCCGCCTCGACCGCGTGATCGAAGAAGTCCCATGCGTTCTTGTTGCTGACCACATGGTACGTCTTGCCCACGACGCCGAGCACCGAGTCCGCGCCCGTCCTGTCCGTTCTCACGGTCAGGAACTTGTTGGGAACCTCAAATCTCTCGTCGATGTCGCGCGCGTTGTCAACGCGGTGGACGACGAGCGGCTCCTTCTCTACTTCGAAGTCGAGTCCGCTTGTCTCGATTGCCTCGACGAGCGTTGGCGGGTGATCGAACACCATTCCCTCGCCGTGCCACGCGGGCTCGCCTACTACAAAAACTGCGGCCTCGCCGTTCTCACGTCTGTCTAGGTTTGCAGCCATTTCCAGTCTCCTTTCCAAGTCCCAGTCTGGCCTCGTAGAGCACCAGACAGCCTTTGTCCTCGCAACAGTGATACATGCGCCGCCACATCGAGTCGGTGATGACCCCGATGAGTTGCCCACAGATCATACAGTACCGTTGCAGCCTGTCCTGTCTCACGGGCGCCTCCTTTCAATCACCCTTGTATTGGTTTTCCCCGTGCCAGAGTTGGTTGACTACTCCCTTCACACCTCCGTGTTTTATGGCGTTGGCCACAGTGAAATAACAGAATGCGAACAAAATGCTCAGAACAAGCATTATTGTAAACCCTATGATGATGTTCCACTTCCGGTTCATTCGTCTTCCTCCTTTTTGTTCTGATGGTATTTGTGCTTGTAGCTCTTGCGACCGGTCTCAGTCGCCGCGATCTCGGCGCAGCGTGTGACTACGCCCTTGAAGTAGTCGCACTTGGCCGGTTCGCAGGGCTTGTCGAACAGGCAGTCCTTTCCGCTGCTGCGCCAGTTCGCACAGTGCGCTCTGGCGACATCGATCTTGCTCTTGAACTTCATCTTACTTCCTCCTAACTGGCTGCCGTCGCCGCTTGCTGGGCGATCAGGCAGTGACCGTCGAAGTGCACTCTTGCGAACGAGCGCGGGAATGCGCGCTTGAACAGGTTCAGTGACCAGCGGCAGGCGCCGCGTTCGTCGCGCCCGAGCGCGTGCGCGTACTCGTGCAGGTAGGTCACGACGGACAGCTTGCCACTCAGCGTGATTCTGTCGTCGTGCGGTGAGTAGTTGCTTGAGCCGCTGTGTCCCTCGCCATCGACCAGACGTGTATTCAGCTTGGTGCGTCTGCCGTAGACGGCGTTGAGTTTGCGGTGCAGCGAGCGGAACTTCCGCTTGCGCTCGACCAGCGTGCCGCGGTACGGGTGCGACCGCTTGAACACATCGACGGCATCGGTCGTCGCGCTCCTGTACTTGAGATTGTCGTCGATGCACGTCGCCCCGTCTGCCGGGTAGTTCGGCGTATAAGGCATTGCACTTCCTCCGAGTTAGGGCGGCCGCCTCATCGACGGCCACCCGTGATTGCTACTGCCAGTACTCGTTTCTGCGGAACCATTCGAGCGTGTCCGCATCCAACTGAGCACCGTCAGGTTTCCCTTCCCGGTCCCACTTCTCACGAATCGCCTCCGCTCGTTTCTCCACGTTCTTGCGAACGTGCGTGTTGAGCTTTTGCACCGCGATTCGGATAGGCGTCACGGTCCTGTACTTCTTTGGGGTCGCCACCGTCTTCTTCGGCAGCCAGCGAACCCAGTGGCTGTTGCTGTACGAGACGCACTTCTCCTTCGACCAGCCGCGGCCGAACAGGCGCAACGTGCCGCTGCCGTCGAGACTGACCACTCGGCTGCCACTGATGGCGAGTTCGAGCAGTTTGCCGTCGCCGTTCAGCATCGACGGGTTGTTGTGCAGCGCCTTGGCGAGAGCCATTGAATCACTGGCCTTGTCGCTGCCAGAATCCAAATCCAAGACCCCGTTGTGGGCGATGGCGAGATCGACGGACTGATTCAGCAGACGCATCGTCTTGTAGGACGCGGCGACGGGGAACGGGTGCGTTGTCGCCTTGCTGATGCCGCCGTGCGTTGCGATTCGGAAGTGGAGCACGAGCGCGTCCCGCTTGCTGACGTTGAACGTCTTGAGATCGGCGAGCAGGTCGTCGAGCGTCATGAACCCCTTCCGAATGTGGACCTGACCGCCGCGCGCGACCATGTAGCCCGTGCCGTCAGGATTTGCGTCGAAGCATGCACGCAAAGTGTCGCCGTTCGGCAGCGCGACACCCCTCTTCTTGACTGCTATCACGCACATAGTCATCTCCTTTCTGCGTTAGTTGGTCAGACCCAAGTGCTTGAGATACTTGGGCAGGTAATCGTATTCGTCCTGAGCGAGGACGAAATCGGTGAACGTCTTCCACAGAGCGTCGGCGCGCAGCGTCGCGGCCACACCCACCGTCACCGTGTCGGCCCACCCGATGAGCGCGTGGACGAACTCGATGCTTGCCAGCAGCGTTGCGTGGTTGAGCGTGCTCCGGAACACCCGGAACTCGACCGCCTGCGCCTTGAAGTTGATCGCATCGCCGTGGCCCGAATTGTTCACGAGGTAGGCCGCGGGGAATCGCTTGGCGCTTTCGGTCACGGTTTTGTAGCAACGGTAGCGGCCACTCTTCCGGCGTGAGAACTGCTCGACACGGCTGCGTGCTCGGTAGATGAGAAGGGCGACCTTGCCCCAGCCATCGTCGTCGAGCAATCTGCGGCCCGTCGTGATGTGGATGCCGGACGTGCCTTCGCCCTTGTTGTAGGTCTCGGTCTTGTGACCCTTGTAGCCGCCGTTGCGGAGGGCCAGCAACACCGCGTCCCACCCGAACTTCTCCTTGTGATAACGGAGCGAGCAGGGCTGGGTCGTCAACTCGGCGCTGTACCCTTCGGGCGCGTCGAGCGAGCCGTCGTGGGTAAAGTAGAAGTCGCTGCTGCCCTGTTCGAGAGTGTTGGGCAGTTCTGCGTCCGTGCCCTTGTCGATCTCAAGCTCGATACCGAAGTATCGACCGCCGCGTTCCTCACGGGCGGCTTTCTTGAACACCCATGTGCGGGGGCGATAGCCGTAAGGATGAATTCCGTATGCGTTGATTCCCATCGTACTTCCTCCTGACACGATGTTGTAGTGAACGCCAATGCAAACTGGTCAGACCTGTTCCCACTGCAAGGACCGCACGAGCACCTGCCCGCGCTGCAAGCCGCGCTTTGCTTCCAGCAGCCCGTCGAGTTGCGCTCTGAACGCAACACGCTCGAAGACGCCGCTGTGCTTCCACACACCCACGTCGCCCTTGCCAGCAGCGACCGCGGCGGCGAGTGCATCCTTGTAGTCAACGAAAGCGTCGGACGAATTGTGCAACCGACGCGCCGTCGCCTCGACAATCTCCAACAGATTGGCCTGCCCTTTCTTACTCTGACTTGCCATTGTACTTCCTCCAAGAAGTGAACCGCATTGACAGTAAGGTGAAGACAATGAATGGCAGCGGGCGACCGCTCACGCGGCGACCCGCTGATTTGGTATTTGAAATCGTTCCCGCGTCCGGTCACCCGATGCGGCGAATCGGCGTCTGAGAAGGACAGGTCTCGACTCAGTTCCCAGATTCTACTCGGTTACCCTTCGGCAGTCTTCAACGGGCGTCCCGCGGTGATCGGCCCGTGCTGAGTTTTACAGAGCTTTGGGTTTTTCGAGTTTCTCGCGGCCCCTGCCTCGTGTCGCCGCCTCGCTCTGACTCAGATCGTTTTTCAAAGAACAACTAACTCAACAGTAGTAATATATCACACTTTCAAGTGTTTGTCAAAGCGTAAACCAAGCAAATAGCAATCTTTTCTTGGTGACATAGTGCGTTGATGCCAAAGGAGTTGTGTCGGCTTGGGAGTGCCCATTCAAAACAGTTGGTCGATTCGTTTTGACGTATGGCAGCAGCAAAGCCCTTTCACGCTCTGCCGCCGCTGCTGGTGCTAGCGCTCGCCCGCGAACACGCCGCCGAAACAATCCCAGCAGGCTACCAGCGGCGCGTATGTGTTCTGAGCGTCCTCGATGTACGGGTAATGGAACAGGGCGGGTTTCTTCTTGCAGACCGTACAGGTGAACTTCGTGTACGGTTCTCTGCTGTAGCCCTGAGCGATTCGTTTCTCTTTCCATTCCTCTCGATACGTAGGCATCTGTCTTCCTCCTTCACGCTCTGTGTGCCGCTCTCAGCCCCGTCTTCGCCGCCCAGAGCAGAGACTTCTCCGCTCCTGCGAACGTGTGATAGAACCCGTACGCCCTCTCAGCCGCTTGCAGTCCAGTGGCAAGCTGGCGCGGCGTCAGCGTCGTGTGCTTCCGCAGCGTCAGTAGGTCTTGCGTGAGACTGAGTAGCTTCGCTCTCTTCTCTCCGGTCATTGCTATCCTCCTTTGTAAGGTGTCGGCACCGTGTCGGGACCGGCGTAATTGCCAGACGGCCCGCACTGCACGGCGTATCCGTATCCGTACGGAATGATGCGGTCTGTCGGCCAGCCGTTCTGTTCCGCCCACTCCTTGGCGAGCTTCTCTTCGCTCCAGTAGTAGGTGCCCTTGCGGGTAATCAATTTGATTCGTGCTGGCATTTCTCTTCCTCCTGTGGGCAGGATTGCCCTGACCAGACCGGACGGCTTTCGCAGCCCGGTCTGAATCGTTTCAGTCGAACTTCTTCGGGGCCACGTCGCGCAGGGTCTTGCCGAACCCGAAGTATCTGTCGCGCTCGACGCTCAGACCCATCGGGCCCTTCGCGCCAGCCAGTTCGGTCAGCGAGAAGTATCCAAACTCCTTCTCGAACCCCTCGACCAGACCGAAGAACGTGTCCTCGCCGTCAAACTCCGTGGCGTACCACGTCCAGTTTGAATCGGGTGTGAAGAACTTGACGACGACAGCCGCATCGCCGCCCTGTCCGTCCGTCGATCTCCACTTCGGGAACTTCGCCAGCACAGCCTTGGTTAGCAACT